CCTACTAAAGAAGATACTGAAGAAACTGAACCTACTGCGAAAGAGGAGCCTGAGCAGGAAGAAAGCCCATCAGAGGTTGCTAAAGATGAAGATAGCGAAGAAGATATGGAAGAAACAGAGGATAAGGATCAAGACGAGGTAAAAAAGGAAGAAAGTAAAAAAGAAGTTGCAGCTAAAAAAATATTAAAAAAGATGGGTGATAAGGGTAGATATGACTCTGCAAATCAGTTAAAAACATTAATTGTGATGCAAGTATTAGGAAACTCGAAATCATTTTTTGACTCACAGCAACAACTGAATGATATTGATGGATTTTTTACAGATCAATTTATTCCTGATGCTGAACTTACAACGAACAACATAGCACAGTATTTCTTGTTTGCAGGAAGTGATGGGCTAATGAACGAAATGGTGATGCAACAATGGCAGAAGTAGAATTTGCAGGACTTAAATTTAAAGGCGGAAAGATATTTATTATCTTAACAGCACTCGGTACATTAATGGGTGGTGCGTGGGGCGTGTTTGAATTTTACAAAGACTATCTTAATATGAAAGATACTATATCCGCATATGTTGCACCTGACCTTTCAGGTTTTGATAAACGTATAGATTTAGTACAACAAGAAGTAGAAATGATGCAATCTGAAATGAGTATGATTTTAGAAGAAGTTGCCCTTGTTGCCGATGTAGCAAAAGAATTAAAGAATGATTTAAAAGCAGATGTAAGACGTATTGAGACTATTGTTGAAGATGTAGAAACAAGAGTCAAAGAAGACTCAAGAGATAATGAAAGAGAATTAAAATCTACTGTTGACGGTATTGAAGCAGATATGAATAAACTAGAAAAAGAATTAGAAGACGCAATGAAAGAACTACAAGAGAGCATTGATAAGCAAATAAAGCTAACTCTTGAAAACCCTCTTAATCAAATGAAACAATGAAGATCTCGGATAGCACAGCGATAAGCATGCCCATGAGAAACCTAATTGGCCTAATCATGGCCATAGGGATTGGAATATTTGCCTACAGTGATTTGACACAAAGGTTAACCCAACTTGAGACTGCAAGACAATTGATGGAAGCCGATTTGTTAAAAAAAGCTGAGCAGGTACCTGTAAATCAGGAATTATTCATGTTGGTGGAGTTCCTAGCAGGTCAGAACGAGGTCATGGAAAAAGAAATACAATCTATTGAATCAAATAATATAAACATAGACTTTTTAAAAACACAGGTTGAAAAACTACAAAGAGATGTTGAACAGGTAAAAGATAAGGTAAGACAAAATGGTGGTTGAGACAGTATTCGCAATGATGATGATAGTAAACGGGTCTATGGATGGGTTTATGAAGACAGACGGTTTATCACATTGCCTTAAAGCTAAGAGAGAAAGTGAGCGCAACTTGGCAGATAACAGAACAAATGTTATTCGCTATGAATGTGGTCAAGTAGTGGCAGAATTAGAGCCAGACTCAGAAGGCGTGCTTAAAATAAAAAAGATTATAGAGCGTAAATAATGGCGGCTAAATTACCCAACAATCAATACTTTACACCAGTCAAAAAAAGGACTAGCATAGGGAATTCTTCACGCAGTAGGCCGAAGAATAAAAACAAAAGACGTCAACACGTTAAATACAGAGGACAAGGCTAATGGGCAAATTATGTGCTAGAGGTAAAGCAGCAGCTAAAAGAAAATTTAAAGTTTACCCTTCTGCTTACGCCAACATGTATGCAAGTGCCGTTTGTTCTGGAAAAGTGACCCCTGGTGGAAAGAAAAACAAAAAAGCTGCTGGAGGAATGATTGAATCGAACAGACTTTCACAAAAGAGAAAAGCAGTTTCTCACCTTAATAAAGGTGGTATTGCGAGAGGATGTGGTGCGATTGCAGAAAACAAACGTAAAAAAACTAAATACAGTTAATGGCAAAGAAAGGGCTAAGAGCATGGGTCAAAGAGAAGTGGGTGGATATTGGAGCCCCGAAGAAAGACGGAAAATATCAACCTTGTGGCAGGTCAAAGGGAAGCAAAAGAAAATACCCGAAATGCGTTCCACTTGCAAAAGCCACACGAATGACAAAGTCGCAAAAGGCGAGTGCTGTCAGCAGAAAAAGAGCTGCAGGTAATCCAGGTGGTAAGCCTACAAATGTAAAAACATTTGCAGCTAGAGGAGGTCTTATCTCAAAAGAAAGAAGAGCAGGAGCAGCCGTTAGAGGCTTTGATTTTAAAGGTGTATTCTAAAGAAGAAATAATACAAGACGTACGTAAGTGGTCAGAGGAATTTTTAGAAATACCTAATAAACATTTAGGTGGTTTTCCAGCATGTCCTTTTGCTAAAAAAACATGGAACGATCACAAAGTTGTTATTGAAACAAAAAGAAAATTTAAACAATACAAAGCAGAATTAAATGGTCATTTAAAACAACTTGATTTTAAAGTTCATGAAATATTGATATTCTGTGATCCTTATTTTAACTATTCATTAGATCAGTTTCAAGATATTATTGATGACTATAATGGTTGGTATAATAAAAAAGATATATTTTTTATGGGTTTTCATCCCCTCAATCCAGCCAATGAAGAGGAGCAAGAGTTTTTGGTTACTCCAAATGGGGACACCCCTGTTGTAGATAGTGACCTAGAATATTCAATGATGCTCATACAAAAGTTCTCGCAATTACAAGAAGCTTCTGATAAACTACACAAATCTGGGTACTATAAATTGTGGCCTAGAGGGTACTATCAAGACGTTGTGGTATCTAGACAAAAAACTTATAAACGAATATTCGGAGGTCAAGATGTTTAAAAAGAAACAAGCAATGAAACGCGGTGGCGCTGTTAAAAAAGGCAAAAAGAAAGCTGTTAAGAAACGTGGCGGCGGAATGATGCAAAAAATGATGGGCGGCGGAATGATGGGTCCTAAAAAGAAAGCTGTCAAGAAACGTGGCGGCGGTATGATGAAGAAAAAATAGATGCCAACCTATTCTTCTACAGCTAACTTCGACCTTTCTATTGATGATGTGGCAGAAGAAGCATTTGAACGTTGCGGTTTACAAGTACGTAGTGGATACGACTTAAAAACCGCACGACGTTCTCTTAATCTTATGTTAGCTGAATGGGCTAACAGAGGATTAAATCTTTGGACTATACAGTTACAAGAAAAAGCGTTAGCTCAAGGTACAACAGATTTAAGTGGTGCAAACTTATTTGGTTCGGGGGCCGATGCTGCTCAACAAATAATTGATATTACAGATGTTGTTATTACAGACAGTAGTAGTAATGATTATTCTGCAACATCAATTAGTAGATCACTATATCTATATCCTGCAGCTGATACAACGTACACTCTAAAATATTACGCTCTTCTTCGGATGAAGGATTCGGGCGCTTACACAAATAATAATGAGATTCCTTTTCGATTTCTTCCATGTTTAACTGCTGGATTAGCTTATTACATAGCAATGAAAAAAGCGCCAGATAGAATTCAATTATTAAAACAAATTTATGAAGATGAATTTCAACGAGCAGCAGCTCAAGATGGTGAAAGAACAAGTTTATTTTTAACACCTAAAGTTTATTTACCGAGTGCTTAATGGGAAAGTACGCATCTGGTAAATTTGCTAAACGCATATCAGATAGATCTGGTATGGCATTTCCTTACAATGAAATGGTTCAAGAATGGAATGGTTCATGGGTTCACTACAGTGAGTTTGAACCAAAACAACCACAGCTCGAACCTTTACCAATGGTTACTGATCCACAGTCTTTGGAATATGCAAGACCACAAGTAGCCAATTCCAGAGTCTTTGTTGGAGGTGCATTAGGTCCTATAAATGCAGGTAGAACTGTTGTAAAACCAGCTAGTGGGGATGCTGCTTATGATGGTGCAGGTTTTGGATTACAAGTAAATCAATTTGAAACTTTAGATATGCCAGTTACTAATTTTTACGCAAATGGAGTATCCTATGCCTCTACTCAAAAGAGCATGATGCCTTTGAGTTTACAACAACCAAAAAAACCTACAAGGTTGATATCTGCCGTAGGTAATGTTACAGTGAGCACGTCATGACCGATTATTCCGATTTAACAGATAACGTAAGAAACTACACAGAAACAAGCACAAATGTGCTTTCAAATACAGTCATTCAACCTTTTATAGAATCAATTGAAGATAAGGTAAGAAGGACAGTAGATTTAAATTATTATAGAAAATATGATACAGCAACTCTAACAATTAATAACGCTTTTTTACCGCTTCCTGCTGATTGGGAAGCAACGAGATATTTGCAAATAATAGATGGTTCAAATAACAGAACTTTCTTGATACAAAAAGATATTTCGTTTATGAATGAATACGCACCTGATAGCACGTCTACTGGAGCTGGAACGCCTAAATATTATGCTGACTGGGACCAAGACACACACTATCTTGCGCCAACCCCGAACGCTGCATTAACTGTAGAGCTCGCATACACGTATAAGCCTCCTGGTTTAACTAGTACGAATACATCAACTTGGTTAAGTCAGAATGCTCCAAACGTGCTGTTGTATGGTTGTATTATCGAAGCACTTGGATACTTGAAAGGTCCAGCAGATATGATACAATAATTACTCAAGCTGTATGTAACAGTTTTAAAGTGGAGATCCTGAAAGGCCTACACAATTTTACGGCAACGACAGGGAACGCTTTTAAACTAGCATTATACGATAACGAAGCAACTTTAAGTAAATCAACAACTGCTTTTCAACAAACTGACGAAGTAGCAAACTCAGGCACTTATTCTGAAGGTGGTGGTGCGTTAACATCTGTTACGCCAGCATTATCTACAGACACTGCTGTTTGTGATTTTTCTGATATTTCATTTACAAGTGCAACTATTTCAGCACAAGCTGCTGTTATTTACAATAGTTCAACTGTATCTGGCTTAACAACAAATGCATCTGTTTGCGTATTAGATTTTGGTGCAGTTAAAACTTCAACTTCAGGAACATTTACAATTACATTCCCTGCTGCTGAAGCAACTGCTGCAATTTTAAGGATCGCATAAGGAGATAAAACATGGCCTCTCTTCAAGGATGGGGTCGACAAACCTGGAATTCGGGTGCATGGAATACCTTTGCGCCCGTTGACGCAACAGGTAATGGCCTCACGTCATCTCTGGGTTCGTTAACGCTTACGGGCGATTGTAACATTACGCTTACTGGTGTAGGCACTACTTCTACTACAGGAACTGCTGTTGCCACAGGTGTTGCCGTTGCAAGTGCAACAGGTAATGCAATCACATCAACTCTTGGAACTGAAACTGTAACAGGTTCTTGTGTTGCCTCACCTACTGGTATTGCAACCACAGCATCACTTGGTGATGAGACTGTTGCTACTTTATTTCAATCAGGTTGGGATAGAGGTGTTGCAGGTGATAGTGGTGTTACTATTGGGTGGAATGATAATCTTTGGAATGTAACCGCTCAATCTTATGCTCTTACAGGAGTACAAGGATCAACAGCAACTGGTTCACCAACAGTAAACATTTCTGTTGCTCCAACTATTACAGGTGTTGGTTTAACATCTTCTGTTAACACTCCAGGCACATCAATCTTTGTTACTGGTGTCAGTTCAACATCATCAATAGGAACATTCTCAATATCAGGGGATTCACAACTAACTATCGTTGCTGCTAGTGAACCAGAAATGGATGCACTTGTAGGAACTGTGTCAATTGCAATTGGTAAAACAGCTTTTCCTACAGGTAATCAATTAACTGGTAGTCTTGGTACAGAAACTGTTTCAGGTGATTGTAATGTAACTGCGACAGGTATCGCTATGACTGGTAGTCTTGGAACAGAAACTGTTTCAGGTTCTGCTCCTGTTGATGTAACTGGTAATGCTCTGACGTCTAGTGAAGGAGATTCAACAATAACTGCTGGGGCAACGGTTTCACCTACTGGTTTAGGTATGACCTTATCATTAGGGGATGAGACGCAAGAAACTAGCTATGAAGCACCTAGTGTTTCTATTACATCAAGTATAGGAACATTAAATATTCGCACAGATGTAAGCTTTACACCGACTGGAGTTTCTGCTACAAGTAGTACAGGTAATCTACAAGGAACCTTCTGGTCTCAAGTAGATGATTCTAACTCAGCCATAAGTTGGACAGAAGTTCATCAAGCTGCATAAAAAAGTTTTGACAAACTTTGAAATAATAACTAAAACTTTA